TACCTTCAGACAGGATGCTGTAGTGGAAGATCACAAACTTACGGTTAGGATCTTTGCCCCAAGCATTGAAAGTCTCGAAGAACTGCTCACGGTTGACCTTAGTCTTGTTCACAAAAGCACCAAACTTGCTGGTGATGTGGAGAACATCGTAACCCTTGTCATGAAAGAAGTCAAGCACACTAGTCTTAGTGAGCAGGTTGAACATGATCTGACTGGTAGGAGCAGCGACCAAGATCTTGTTACCATCAGCATCAATATCATTGATGAGATTGGTGAGAGTGTCCTTGTCAGACTCGTAGGAGAACTTACCCTTGACTCGCTCGAAGTCAACCTCATAAGAGATAACCTCAGGAGCAAGAATGCTGCCGTTGTTGACAAGTTCAGGAGCAGGAACATTCTCAAGCACAGGACCGTAAACCATGCTGTTGTTCATGCCACGACCCATAGTAGAATGAGTGTGCTTAGGTGTGGCAGTGAAGAAATAGTAAGACTTAGCATCAACATTAAGCACGGACTCAAAGAAGTCACGACGGACAGAGTTGTGTGCCTCATCGTAATAGATACAGTCAATGTCAATGCCTGCCTCTACAATACGACGGAGCGAATTGTAAGTGGTAAAGATAACTTGGTGAATACCAGCAGTCTTACAGACAGCATCGTGACACTGGATCTTCTGAACCTTGGTGCTGCTGCCGAAGGAAGTCTCACCACTGTGAACGTGGAAGAACTCAGCATCGACATCACCATTGAAAGCAGACCAGAACTCATCACAGAGTTGGTTTGCCAGCAGAATACGTGGGGCGACCACTACAATAGTCTGTGGCGTGGTAGCAGCAGTCAAGCGACGGGCAGCATCCTTGATCATGATGATGGTCTTGCCACCACCTGTAGGGACGATAACCTGACCATGGGTGTTGTTCTCAAGAGCAGCAAGAGCACGCTGCTGGTGAGGACGAAGGGTGAGCATCGATTGCCTTGCTGACTACCCTGTAATTATAGCAGAAAACCGCCCGTGGTGGGCGGTCTGTGTCAGTTATTCAACTGGTTGGGGAGCGGGTTCCATCAACCCCGTCAGTCCATTATTTTCTCGTGAAACACTTCCATCAACAAATACAACGTATTGTACGAAGTAATCCATATCATCTGTGACATTGGTAGGAAAATTCTCGGTAACAAACTCTATTGCCTCATCTTCTGTATCAAATTCAACAAATGTGAACTCATTATATAATAGTTTGTCAAATACCTCTGGATGAGAGGTTTCCATGTTCAAATAATATGCTGAATAAATTTGATTTGCTTTGGTTTCATCAGTAACACTATCAGGACCCACAGTTCGTAGTAATACTAAAGCATTATCTACTGCTGCTGTATAACTCTTTGCCCAGTCTTTAAAATTCTTACATCCTAAGTATGCCATATCAAGAGTCCTCCATCAGTTTTACATTTTCATCAGTTAATCCATCTAATCCATCAATTAGATTATATTGTTGAGCGATTTCCCAAATTCTCTTCGAGACTGGAACACCATCACCATCTCTAGCAATTGCTTTAGAATTTTGTGCTGCCTGCTGTAAAGGACCTTCGATTGCCTCTACTGCTCTAACACCAGTTCTGTATACAGATGTTTTGAAATGTTCTGGTACAGATAGATATGGAGTTTCCTGATTTGGATCATTATCAACATATTCTTTTGGATCAATAGGCCATCTCCACTCATCTTCGTGAGTGATGAAATCTAAAGGATCAGTAAATTCATCAACTGTTCTAACATTATCTCTCAAGTACGCTCTATATTGAGTCCAAAGAGCAATTTCGTTAGGAAAACTATCTGTAGCATCGGCAAGTTGAGACCACTCAGTTGCTCTCATAATCAACTTATAATTCTCTTGTCTTTCCTCATCAAGTTGTTCCAAGAAAGACTGTCTGGTTGCCAAATCAGTGATAGCTGTCGTTTTGGCGATAGTTTTTTCTAAATTAGCAACTTCAATCGCTGCTCGAATCACTTCAAATATCTGTCTTGCCTGAACTTCAGTTAGATCAGTGTACTGATATCTAATCCATCTTGAGTCTTTAGACTGAAAGTTATACTTCAGTTTTTGCTTTTCCATCAAATATGAACCATCCTCATAAACAGAGAAAGTTACTAATTTATCATTTTCGTAACTATACTCATCAGGTAAATTATTGAGGAGGTTCTCATTAACTGTACTAGACAAAGGAGAAGTCTGATAGGTAATCTCATCACCCTCAACCACACGAATCACAACAAATCTGTGAAGAGCATCCCATTCTATTAGAGGTTTTTTCTCCTCTTTGGGCACAATTCTTTCAAATCTAAAATTGTCTGGATTGAACGCCATTTCTATCAGAATTCTTTTTACTATTTAGTACGCCTTGATCATCCACTTCGCCCAAGTATAAGGAGACATAACCGCCACTTTATCTTGAGGAGCAAATGCTGCCTCGGGAATCAGTTGCTTAGAAGCACTCAATGTAAATGTTCCAGGAAGAACAACCATTCCAATATCAGCATCATGATTGAACAATAATTCAACAGTCTCGCCAACAGGAATACCAGCAGATCCTAGATTAGCAACATGAGTCTCTAGAGCAGTGTTGGCAGTACCACCACCAGAAACATTACCAAAAGCATATAGTTGACCCAATCCACCATCATCAGTAGAAATATTTGGGAATGCTGATGTGGATAGATAGTGACCATGCTTAATACCTTCAGCAGGTTTATATTGTTTAAAGAATGTTTGTCTTCTAGGAATATCAAAGGCACCAAAGTGTTTCCATAGTTCCTTACTAGATCCATCAACTGCTTGTTGACCATATCCACCATGACCAGCAAATTCAATGTCAATATATTTGTTAATTGTTGGTAGATAAGGAGCAAGGGAACCTACATTAAACTCCTGTGATGAACGACCAGCAACTGTATTAACTCCAAGATATCCAGAGTCACTACTTTCAGATGTTTCTTCAACCCATGGTGTTACACTACTATCTCCAGCATACCATTCAGATGCGCCTTTACTGCTACATGCTGCCGAAGCGGGAAGATAATCAGTTGCGGGAACAGTTACCTTAGTAGGAGCAACTGGATATCCCCACATGTTAATAATACCAGACCTTGAACCTTGGTATGGTCCACTAGAACCAGAAACATTACCAACGGCAGATTGAACATCAAATGCTCCTTTCCATCCACCTTCTTGTCCCCAGAAAATAAATGGTTTAGTATCACCAATATCAGCTTGACCAATGATAACGTTATGGGTATGAGATGCCATATCGTATAGTTTCAGTTCTTTTAACTGAACATCTAGACCACATTCTCCACTAGTTTTAAAGTCAATAATACCTGTAACATCATTATAACCAGTTGTCTGGATCGTAGCAATACCAAAGAACTGAGACTCCAATGGTGGTTCTCCCTCAGCAGGTGTCTCAACTTGTTCCAATTCTCCAGTTCCAGGATCACCTACAGTATCAACAAACCACATACCACCTGTTGCTCCAGGTTGATCAAAACCAACACTTCCAGGTGCTTTGTTAGGTAAGTATTGTGGAGCCAATGCTGGAGATGACAACTGTGTGCCATCAATAGGACCAGTGCCCTTAATGTACCTATTTCTCATGTCAGGTACATTAAAGTTGAGTTGTTCTGGAGTTACTTGCTCAGCACCATATGTAGTGCCAATTACAGCAAATAGTAATGGATACTGTTCTGTATTATAAGATTGACCATTACAATATACCCATCCAGGGAATCTTGATGTTGTGTCACCATTGATATTTCCCCACCCATCATCTTCAGTTCCATCTTGGAATACTGGTATCATAGAACCAACAGGCAATCCATCATATTTTGTATTACGTCTCACCTGATCGTAAGTAGCATAATCACCCATAGTTATTGGATTTAATACAGAAGTTCCATCACTCTTTGGTTGATAACCAACTGGTTGAATAGAACTATACCACTGACCCTCAATAGGATCCTGAACATTAGCTAACGCTTGTACAGTAAAAGATGTGCTGTAGTTTCCAACTGAAATAGCACCACTCTTAGGAACTCCAGGGAAAGATGACGCTAACAATCTAACTCGTAAAACATTTCCGTTTTCAACTGTGAGTCCAGTACTAGGTGCTGGTGATTCTTGCCAAGTAGATGGCCATGGATCAGAAACAGAGTTTTTAATCTGTACTTGTAACCCAGCAAATGTATTGACCGCAACATCAAGATTATTAGCTAATCCAGAAATAGTAATTTCTTCTACCGACTGTCCATATTGTCCAGCAGCAACATATACAGTTTGGAAATTAAACTTTGTTGGCGTCTCACCAAAAGTTCCAGCTGTTCCAACTAACCAGTCAGTTTCATAATATCCTAGAGTAGAAGTGGCAAGACCTGCTCTAGTTCTGAAATATCTTTGTTCTCCAATTACATCGGTAGTTGTATATTCCAAATAGATTCTATCGCCTTCAACTACTGTAATTGATGTCGTTCCATCTGGTTCAGTATCTTGTAAGACTAGATTCTTATAAACCCTTGCTACTTGAGCAGTGGCACTAACTTCAGGAGCATCCTCCAATGGATCATTATCAACAATGAAATCAATTGGTTCATCAATGCCAAGAATCTCAATCGAGTTGCTTATGACCTTTTCTTCTAATCCTCGGTTAGGTTTTGGTTGGAAAGTATATATGGGATCTGGAAAATTCAATCCCTCCTTCTCAGTCTCAACTGTCCACGATACCGTATCTCCAGATCCTGCTTTAATTGTAGATGTGACAGGAGTTTCGAAAGCACTGGACGATGTTACTCTCAATTGAATACTTTCGGTAGGTGCTGCTTGTCCAACAACTTCGCCAATAGTACTAAATCCAGTCCACGGTCCGCCATTAATACTGACCTCCGTGCTACTATCACCACCAAGAACAATGTCAATAGGAACATTAACCTGGGTAATATATTGGATATTACTATAAATGACAGTATTTGTTGGTCTATCATCTACGTTTGTAAAGACAAGAGGTCCTGGTAACGTAATTGGTGCTTCACCAGTAGTTACTGTCCACCCTAAAGATTTGGGACCAAAATTAAATGTACCATTGTATGGGAAGGCATACTTTGTTCCTGTAGTTACCTTTGCCCCAACATATTGATTGTTAGTGACATTAATACTAGAACCATAAGAAGCTGGATCACATGTAAACGTAGTGAGTGGATCTGATGGATTATCTGGGACACAAATACCAGCTTCGAAGAATCCATTTTCTGATGTTACGTCAACAGTAATAGTACCAGTAATATCTGTTACTTGTACAACCTCATCAGAATAAACAATGTCATTGATATCACCAGTTTTTGCACTATATGAACCAAGAAGAATAGGATCAATATCTTGGTTATCATATTCAAATATAATTATTCCATTTTGTCCAGGTGCTCCACCTCTACCTGATAGTGCTCCGTTGTAAGGTTGTACAAGTTCAGCATAATCAGCATTATAGTAAGCACCGCCACCAAATCCTGCTAAACCATCCAAATCAGTATTAGTTAAACTATCTGGAGAAGGAACAACAGTACCAGCATTTCCAGAATAACCACCGCCACCGCCTCCAGCACCACCACCAGCTCCAGGATTATTTTGACCATCGTCACCAGCATAGCTTAGGTTAATAGTTCCAGATCCAGAACCATTAGGATTCAACGATCCGTGTCCATCAAAGTTACCGTGTTGATTGTCACTGGCAGGCAAGGTATCGTTACCAGCACCACCAGCACCACCGCCACCACCAGCGAAAGCAATTAATGTGCCAAATCCAGCACCACCACCAGCTGGTCTAATAGTAACAGCGGTAGCACCGCCGCCACCACCACCGCCACCAGAGCGATCATTAGGTTCACTGACAGTTCCAACTCCAGCGTTTCCGCCGTTTCCACCTTCAGCATATCCCCATCCACCTGCTCCACCTGCTCCACCAGAAGCAAAGTTAGTACCATCTTCACCAGCAGTAGCAGGATAAATTCTAAGGAATCTCTGTGGAACACCCAAAAACTCATCAGGCCAATCATCATCAGTAAATGAGCACTTAACTTTCAGAACATTTCCAGATCCACCAAATCCTCCTTCAGAATTAGGAGCATCACATCCACCATTACCACCACCAGCACCAGCAAGTGTAATGTATACTTCACCTTGAGCAAAACCAGGAATTTCTACATCAATATAAGCGCCATCATTTCCATAATATTCTTTGAAAGGCGCTTCACCTATAGTTTCATCGTATTGTTTGGTAAACACATAGAAACTATCATTAACAATTTCCCCAGTGCTTGTATTTCTGAATCTATATCCATATGTTCTCAAAGCACTGGAAGTAGAAGAAGCTTCTAATTTAACAAATAACTTATCTCCAGTGTTGTATGTTAATGCTGCCCCATAGGCACCATCTTCAATTTTAGATACTCCACCAGTGCCAGAAGTATTGCCTCCAGGTGTAGTCTCAACCAAGATAGATTGACCAGGATCTAATCCATCAATTTCAACTTCTCTCTTAACAATTTCTAATGGTTCGGCACGGAATACTGGAGAAACATGGAAAGGATAAGGGAGTCTCCTAGGATTTCTAGTCGTTAATGTAATGCTAGTCTGTCTATTCGTATAACTAGGAGATTTACCACCACTACCAGCCATGTTAGTTGGTAGATTATATCCATCTGGAGCTGTTGGTGGACCCAGCAATTCTACTGTAGCACTTTTAACTTGACTATAGTTAAAATCTGCTGGCATCTTTAAGTTGAGGAGATCACCGTTTCCAACTGTTAAAGAATTGACCCATGTACCAGTATTATTCTTTCTAATTTTTGCTCCAGTGATACCAGCAATAACTGAAGCAATAATAGTTACAGCTCTAGGTGTAGTAACTCCTTGTCCATTTGTATAACTACTTGCTGCTAATTGATTAGCATATGTATTTGTCAATGCTGGTGTTCTGCCTAAATTAGTAGCACCAGAATTTAGATCACTATAAGAATTATTAGCATATTCAGTTCCAAGTCCACTGATATTCATATCAGCATAATACATGAATCCAGATTCTGCTATAGCAGAAGTATTGTTAAGACCAGTGGCATAAACTCTTTGATATTCTAATACTTCAAGTTTAGCTCTATTAGCAGTGCCTGTTGTATTACCATTCACCCACAGTTGATCACCAATATTATAACCATACCCAGCATCTACTACAAAAATATTATCTTTTGCCCCCTCATCATCACTGTAAGTATATCCAGCATCAACATATGAAGGTCTATCATTGACAGCACCACCAGCAGTCAATTGAATTTCTAATCCAGATCCACCACCAGAAATAGTTTCAGTATCATAAACTGTGTTTAAACTATATCCACCACCACCAAACTCAACAATCTTAAATTTAATACCATATGTGTATATCGGAGAAGCAGTAATATCATCTGGATATCTATCTACCTCAGTCCAGACCTGCCAATTTCTAGATAACGTTCCTGATGTTTGTGTTACAGCATAAAGACCAGAACCATAAGATCCATTGGGAATATTATAATAAGTAGTGCCCGATCTGCTGTATGATGTATCTGGTTCACCAAAAACAGTTACTGTTCCTGTAGTTTTTGTGGTCCATGTACCGCCATTAGCAATCCTGAACCATAAAGTATCACCAGCAACAACTGTGCTGTCAGTATCTTTAGTCCATCCACTTTGACTACCTACATTAGACTCATCCACACTACCATTAATATCTTTCAACACATCTATGTTGGAAGTTGTAGTACATCTAAGAACGGCATCAAAGTCAATACCATTAGAAGACGAAGATGATATTGGTCTCTCGGCAATAGTTTTTGAGAAATAATAATAATCAGGTCCACTAGTTCCACTTTCATCTTGTTCTCCAGATGGAAGAGAATCTACTACGTCAGTAAATTGGAAGGAAGAAATTGTTTGATCTTGTGCTCTACTGGTAAAATTCCACGTGGCGGAAGACTGGGGCGGATCGGTGACCCATGTTTTACCAGTCATTCCATCATCAGTTACCGTAAAGGTAACACTCTGGAATGTAGCATATGCTGCTGGAACAGTACATTTCAACTGAATTTTATCTCCAGGTTGAACACCTGAAGACATATCGGTTAGAGAAGCATCTAAAGATGAAATCCACGTTGTAGCAAAACTGCCATTTCGCCAAACTCTAAACTGAGCTGTATTGTTTGCTTCACCACCAGCAGCAGTTTTAGGTCCTTCGGATGTAGCTGATATAGATGCTTTTAGTGGAATCTCAAACCCATCTAGGTTAATTAATGGAGAATAGTATGTATTACTAGGCAAAAAAGTGGACAGTAAAGTTCCCAATCCAGTGGGAGTACTTCCAGACGTTGTTCCTGCCCATTCTGAAGCATATCCTTGCTGTGGCGCAACAGCAAAAGAATCTGGCACTGCATCAGGAACTTTTGTAGAGAATGTTACGCCGTCAGGATCAGATCCTGTACCAATTTTAACATTGACAGTTACTGTAGTATTCCAAGTACTTGGTGTTGGATATCTTAGCTGAATTTGATCCCCAGAACCTACGTATACGGGGTCGCTTGCAAAAGGCATGGCCTACAATTACTGACTATTCTTGTTAGTATTTAGCTGTGAAGGTCTAACATTAACCCAAGGTCCATTATTAATCCTGACTTGAATTGGTTCATCGGAAGTGATCTCACCATCCTCTGTCACCTCAAATTTTTTTGACTTATAAAACTCATCTGGTTTCAGGTCATTAACAACGGGAAAAGAATCGTTTCTCATTCAATTTGACTCCAAAAATTATTAATAATAGATTGTGTAATAGCATCCTCATCTACAAGTTGATGCTGACCATCTTCAGATGTCCCGTTACCGTCCTTTCTGTAAAATCTTACATCAGTAATTTTAGCAGCTCCAGGTGGTTGAATTTCCCCATCAACAACATATTGTATTTCTTTGACAACCTTGACCTGATTGCTATTGACCATAACGATCACTTCTCTAGTTAAGTATCTTCTTTCAAAAGCCATTTTAGATCTCGGTAAGATTTCGCCATACACCATCACTATTTATCTGTGCTTGTACATCTTCATTGTCAACCCTTAGTGGCACATCGATCTGTACATCATCTACATTGAGAGGAGGTGTAATAATATATTCTTTTATTAATGGCTCATTGTCAATTAAATCAATATCTTCATAAGGATAATTATTGTCGGTAGCGTCAAATCCTGGTGTTCCCATAATTTCTTTAATTATGGGAGCTTTAGTGGTTAAAGAAAAATTAGCAGCATATCCAGTACCAGCAGTCACATAAATTGTCCTGGTATTAGTAAATCCATATGTAGCATTTTCTGCCACCCCAAAGAAATCTGTATTATATGACAAAGCAGATGTTCTCATCATTATACTATTACCTGCGTTCGCCTCTAGTACACCCTGCCACGTAGATCCACCATTCTTACTGAACAAAACATCACCATCATTTGGTGCTTGAATAAGAACAGGAGCATCAATACCAGTCAGATTGGTAGTAACTGTAAAATTTTGTAATCCAGGCTCTAAATCAGACCACGCTGTCGTCCAATTACTAGTATTGATAGTCTTATCATTGTAAATATCAACAATAACAGATAGATTAGTAAGATTACTTGGAATACCAGCGGTAAAAGTATAAGTTCTTTGTGCTGGTGATGGTCCAGCTTCAGCATCTGATTGTGGTAAACTAGACACCGAAAGTGTATATGATCCCAAAACATTTGTTACATTACCAAATTGATCTGTAATGTAAGCAACTGTACAATCAGCATATCCAAACTGTAAAACTGTTGAGTATCCATAAACACCACTAGGACTCCCCGATGCTTGATATGTGAAAAAATTTACTTCAGGAAAAACTTCAGTCCAAGCAATACTAACTGCTCCATCTCCGTTAGAACTTGCTCCACCACTACCAGGATTAATATAGGTAGCATTATAGGCAGATCCACCAGCACCGCCACCACCAGCGTTAGCACCTTTGTCAGAACCGACACCACCGCCAGGTCCACCAGGGATCCCGCCGCCGCCTCCGCCGCCGCCTCCGCCATCTCCACTACCAGCGGATCCACCGCCACCGCCACCACTAACACCAAATCCACCAGTGCCACCAGCAGTAACAGCATTACCACCACCGCCGCCAGGACGCTGAAGAGAAGCACCACCGCCACCTCCAGATCCACCGATACATATCAAATTGCCATAGGAATATGCAGCATATCCAGAAGCGCCTCCGCCGCCTCCTCCACCACCAGAATAAGGTGCTGGTCTAGCAGGACCACCACCGCCACCGTTTGCCATGCCAAAACCACCTCCACCACCAGGAGCACCACCTTGGTTATTTGTACCATTTCCACCAGGACCACCACGATAGGCAATTCCACTATAATTTTTATAATCTTGTGATGGTTTTATAGAGAAGTATTGATATGCTCCAGATCCACCGCCGCCACCACTGTCCGATGCATCGGCACCACCACTACCACCTCGGGCACCTCTAACATAAAAACTTATACTTCTAGAATTATTTGGTATGGTTACACCATAAGAACCAATACCAGGAGCAGAAAAAGATTTATTTACTGTTGACATTAATCCGTCTCTCTAAGGTTTCTCCATTGATTATTAATGTAAGCTTGAACGTTAGGATCATCACTGGTTATTTCAATTGATTCATCCGATCGTTGTAATTCAATTTGATCCATTTCAAGTTGATTTGATACTATATATTCCACAGAATTATCAGGATTGTAATCAATATCTGGGAATGGATCATTGGTATCTGGAGCATCAAAATCAAATATCTCCTTAATGACAGGAGGTCTAGTAACAACAGTTACTTCAAAAGTATTTGTTCCTGGGTAATCAGTTGCAAATATTGATCCAGCATTATCTACATATCCAACACTATTGATACCAAACACATCGGCAGCATTTTTATTGTTATCAGCAATAGATTGTGGAATACTAGCACCAAACAGAGGTGTTGGGTTAGCATATGATTTTAACGTAAGTTTAGTGCTGGGTGTTTTTTCATTCGCCAACAACTCTACAGTTGTATTCATCCACTTGCCGTATACATCATTGTAGTTGTTAGTTCCTATCTGACAATCATAGAAGCATTGTGTAACATCAATTCCTGGTGTATTTGGATCATCAACAAATACAATAGCACTCAAAGCATTGCCTCCATTTGTATTAGCACAGGGATAATACGTTGGAGTATTTCCACCAATAAAGTAGCAATTTTCTTTTGTTGTATATGTAATGACACTATTGTAATTAGGAATTAGATTGACAGTTCTTGGTGTACTGCCATCCTGAGGATCGATGATAAGTTCTAAGACTTCACCTTCTTCTGGTGTGGCAGCTGATCCACCCGTAGGTCGATTGCCACCATTTTCATTTGTTCCAGCAATATGAGTGATAATCACAGCAGAAGTATTATTAGTATTTCTATACCACGTAGCAGTTCTTTCAGTGAAGGTTGTGTCAGTTCCATATGAACCCATTAAAAGTACACCATCTCCACTAACAAATGGGGTAAATCCACCCAGTTCTCCAGTACCAGGATCATTATAAACTTCGGTATCATAAGCAAACAGTGTGGATCCAACTAATTCATCAGGTATCCATCTGCCGTTCACATATATGGTAAAAGTTTGTGGATTTGGATTACCAAATGTTCCAGTTAACGGATCTCCATTTTCATCAACCACACTCTTATTGAAAGGAGCTGTAGGGAATTGCATGTATATATTATCACCTGGATTGAATGTTTGTATAGCAGAAAATGGTCCAGATTCAGTTTTACCAAAGAACACTGGGTCATCAACACCACCCATCAATCTGGTTGGTAAAGCAGAGTTAGCTTGCCCAAGATATACAACTTCTGGTATGTTTGGTTCCAACCCAGTAATAGTTAAATTTAATCCATCCAAAGAAATTCCACCAGCATTCTGTACACTTACAGTAAGTTCCTGCTCATAAGTTTCTCCATTAGAACCAGTAGCAGTTAGTTTAAACTTATCTGTAGCTGGCGTTGCTGCTGTAGAATACAGTCCACTAAAATAATTAGTAATACTTCCAGTTTTTAATTCAGAAACTAATTTGGGATTGGGAACGCCAAATTCATCTTCTCTTTGTTGAGTGATAGTTACATTCAACATACCCTCCGTGTCCCAATTAATATCAAAGAAATTAGATCCAGTTTGAACTTGTGGACTTATAGTGAAGAAATTAATCTTTGGTGAACCAACAGTATATTCAAAAACCACAAATCCATTGCCAGTTGTTTTGTCTCCAATATAACTTGGAAGACTTGTGTTCTGAGTGAAGATATCAGCATCAAATAAACTTAGTCCTTGAGTTCCTCCGTCAGCAGGTAGACTTGATATAAAAGATCCAGCGATCAATCCAGGATTTCTAGGTAGATTCAAATTTGTCATATCATTAGCTCCACCACCTTGTCCACCAGTTGATCCACCAGTACTAGTTCCATCAACACCATCTTTGTTCTGTGTTTCTAATAAATTAGGAGATGATCCTGATACACCCTGTAAAGATCCACTAAGGGTTCCATCACCACCAACCCATCCATAAGGCGTACCGCCGCCACCACCACCGCCGCCACCAGCAATAGCAAAATAACCATCAAGGAGAAGTTGTTTCAGGGTAGTGGCACCACCTCCACCACCACCTACTCCAAGGTAATCATCTATAATAGCACCAGATGATCCACCATTATCACCACCAATTCCACCAGTATTGAAATAACCAGCAGTTTGTGGACTGGTATTTGTACCACCTTTAAATCCAGGAATAACTTGGAAAATATAATTACTACCAGAAGCTAGTTCAAATCTCAAAACGTCAGCGTGACCACCTAAACCACCATACGTCAAGTAAGTATTAGTATTAGATCCACCATTGCCACCTGCTCCACCCGCCATGTACAGGGAAATATTTTTGTAATTAGGAGAAATACCAATACTATATCCATCTTCGCCATTTTCTTGTGGTAGTGGGTTTGCTGGTAGATATACATTTCTACGTGTAATATCTTCACCACCATTTGTTACAGGGTTTCCAAAGAAATCGGTTCCACCAATTGGTGTTCCAAAGTCAACATCTTTAATATCAAAATTGATAGTAACACTATCAGTGGCGAATCCATTTTCAACCTCTAACGTATACGTATTAGAAGAATTTTGGTTATATCCATATACAGATCCAGGTCCGACAGTAATAGAATTCGTTACGCCACCAGTTACAGGTTCACCATTTAAAGTTATGGAAGTATAATCACCACTAATTTGATAGTATAATGTTACGTCGTCACCATTTTGTACTGGATCTTGACTACTGACAAAATAATCAACTTTACATGGTTGAAGTACTTTGACATTTACTGTTTTGACAATTGAATCCCCTCCAAGTCCTCTAGCCGTAATAATATAATTTTGACTTTGATCTGGAATAATATTGTATGATGTTGCTGTAGCACCAGAAGAAATGTCGGCATTTGTTGGAGCAACAACTATATCTTGTAAATCGCCAGTAGTAATCCAAGCGAGTGGTACACTATTACCTAAACCAATTTCATATGGTGCTAATGACGTGTCTGGGAATAGCATAAATGTAATTGGATCGTATCTTTCTATCTCAAGTGTTTCTGTAACCGTCTCACCACTATGCCCCTGAGCAGTAACAGTAACGTAGTTTAGACCACTAACAAGATTAGATGTATCTACTGGATAGACATTAATGGCAAAAGGGTCTGGATTGTTGAGATCGTTAGCGCCATCAGTACCAAATGTAACAGTATCTCCACCGTTAGTTTGTATAGTAACTGTCATAGCAAAAAGAACGCTGGCAGTTACATAAATCTCCTGTGTAAATGATGGTTTTAATCTCTTCGTTTCAGTATTATATGCTACAGCATCATCAATAGTTGCCTGAGTAAAGTCCATAGACTGGACCTGAACAGGATCTTCAACCGTTAAAACAATATCGCTAGAATCTTGTTGCTGAGCAAAAGCATCGCCATTAACATAACGAAGTAAAAAAGTATATTCCTTTCCAGGGTTCGGCGTAGGCACAGCTGAAATTGGGAATACCTGAGTCCTAGCAGCAAAACCAGGATTTATTTCCCCAGAACTACCATCATCAGAACTGAAGAGAATTTTCTGTCCTCCAACGCCACCAGTTGCTGTACTTGGAGATTCATTATACTGCCAGCTGAGCGTAGTCTCATATTCAGATGAATATGAAATATAAGAGGGTTTAAAACGTATCACCCCTCTATCTGCTTGCCAAGTAGTTAGTTCTAATGGAGCATCATTAACTTGAAAAAATCTTTCAGCAACTAATTCACTATTTGCTAGTCGTTTAATTTTGAAACTATAGATATTGCCCGATATTGCTTCACCGATAAAATCATTTACTTCAATATCAACACTAGCAGTACCTTTAACATCATTTATATCCCAAGGCATTATACCATCGTATGAACTGTCTTCAGTGATAGTAAAGTTGCCACTAGAAGCAACAAACATATCTGACGACGCTTTAGGTCCTGTTCCTCTAGTATTGAAAGAAGTCTCGTAAACTAACTCCCAAATCATAGATTCATTGGGTTCAGTATGATTCCAAGCGTCTACATTTATCGTAGTAGTAGAACCTTTTAAAATCTGTGTTGTTTGGGCATCATATGGCAATTCATATGCCCTCATTCTGCTAGAAGAAGGAAAATCGAATATTAATTCAATATTACTATCAGGCTCATTAGCACTTGTAAATATACGATACTCATAAGGTTCGTCAGTACCTCTGTTAACAGTAAAAGTGTTTGGTTCTATATTATAAAAAGCAAATCTATTGTCACCAGAATCATCGCCAGCATACGTAATTGTAGGATTCGTATTAATATCAATCTGATTCCAAGAATCATTAGAAGAATCATATTCAAATTTTACTAATCTAAGAGACCCTTTGAGATTAGTGCTATTTTGTAAATGATAATTTTCTTTCAATCCTCTTATTTGTCCAGTTAATCCAAAATCTTTAGATTGAGTTCCAGCAACAGTATAAACCAAAGAATCTGATGGAGAGTGATTCAATCCAGTTACTACGGGTCTATAATAACAACTCCCATCGTCAGTATTAGCATCAGGATCATAATTAATTAGAGATGAATCTATACAACCAAGTACAACAGGAACACAGCTACCATCATCGGTATTGGCATTAGGATCATAGTTAAATGCTGTTGAATCTGTACATCCAAGAATCTCGTAAGAAGTATCATTGACTGTTATTGATCTACTGGCACGATAAGTCTTAGAAGAATTAGCTGATGTCTTGGTATAGAAGTCCACTCTCATGGTTTCAGTACCTTCATTAATAGAAATATCTTCGTTTGCTGTTATATTATAAGTTACATATCCGCTATTTGAATTGATAGAATATTCAGTACCTGTAGACCCATTAAAATCAGTAAGAGATGCTGTAGAAATACTATCATTTTCATCGAACTCAAATCCCACTCTATATCCAGTATTCTTGATAGCATTTGCCTTATGCCAATCAAGTTTTACTTGAAAAGTTACCCCTTCATCGACCGTAATATTGTTAGAAAATGCTCCATTTGGAGCATTACTTGCTAAACGGAACCCCCATTCAAACTCAGGTGTATATGTACATGATCCATCGTCATTGTCGGCGTTAGAATCGTAATTATCGGCAGTCGAATCTGTACACCCAGAATAAGTACATGATCCATCATCAGTGTCAGCACTGGAATCATAATTATCAGCACTCGAATCTGTACATCCATAAACAGGATATACACATCCACTATCATCCTGGTTTACGTAACAATTATAGTTGCTAGCACTAGAGTTACCACAACCAGTAACTACTGTTGGACCATACCATGCTACACCTTCTCTAGAATACCCACCACCATAATTATACGCTGTAGTGTAATGATGATCACCCGTTGTAGGATTATAATGTCGATATATTGTGCTACTATAAGAATTAGATGACGTAAATGCCAGTCCTACAGGACCTTCATAATTATATCCACCAGGAGTGCTAGATCCAAACTTATAAAAGTGATCGCCCGACGAGGGAGCATAAAATCTATAGACCATGGCAACTGTCTGCCCACATGTTCCATCAGTTCCCTGAAACAAATATAAAGAATTTGTTCCAATTAAAGTATATCCACCATTCTGGGCACTTTGAGATTCCGTTGCCGAGGATGTGTAAAAGCTATCGACACCATTATTCAGGTAATCGAATCCATAAAGATCTCCAACTGCTCCTGCCATTTTTTATATTTGCCCCCCGTCTTGCCACGAATTACTATTTCGTTTCACCTGAATATTACTATTATCTGTTTTTATTTCAGTACTTATTTCCCCAGGTTGTAATCTGTCATCAATTTCAGATTTAGTGAAGTCAATATCATCTACACTAACTGTATTGGTGTTTAGATACTCTTTGGGACTACCAGGACCAAGATGAATCTTTGGATCCGAACCAGTTCCATATGGATACTGTAGATCAAGTCCATCTAAATTTTGATTCGTGCCAGCAATTCGTGGTCTCCCTGTCTTCAGTGTTAACGTAAATGATTTATGTGGACCAACATCAATACTCGCCGTCTTTACGGATTCATTTCCAGTTTCTTGGGTTGTCCTACCTGTAATATCTACATCATATTTAAGTACAGTAGCTTTAACTTCTACTTTATCCCCTGGTAGAATTTTTTTAACACCACCCCACGTAGGTTTAGAGGTAGATCTGAATAGAATTTGAGTATCATCGCTAGAGGAAATGAATATTGGCATATCAATGCCAGCTATAGAACTACACAAAGTACCTGTAAATGACTCGCCTGGGTCTAACCCAGTAAATGTTTTTGTCCATGCGGTAGTAGAAATACCCGATGGATCATCATCATTTTTCACCTTCACTGTAAATTTTTGTGTTACAGTTTGTCCACCAAATCCATAAGCAATAAAATTAAATTCTCTTTCTCGGGGACTATTACTGCCAGCCGTAGAATTTACACCAATATCCCACGTAGGCATCGTACCATTTAAAGGATGACCTCCAGGAATATTCAATGATGAAGCATAAACAGTACCAGATTTTTTAACTTCACATTTTTGAGTGTGCTTCGTCTTAAATTGAACGGTAACTTGTCTACTAGGCGAATCTGATGCTGTTATACTTTCATTATATTGATGAACAGGTGTTAACTCTGTGATCTCAGGATCAGCATAAAAATATGACCATCCAGCATATCCTCGGCCACCATGTCCAGATGGAAACTCTTGTTCTGGATTGGAATTTTCCCAAGAACCTGCTCCACCACCACCATGAACAGAACCGTCTTTAGATGAGTTACTTGTACAACCCAAACTTACATTTCCAGTCGAATCCCAAGTAACAGTCAATCCTTTTCCACCAGCTCGTCCAGGACCACTACCTGGGCACTCAGCAGCGCCACCACCACGACCACCGTCGTCATCATCCTCTCCTTTATACCCACCTTTGTTTAATTCATTACCTTCTCCAGTACCGCCGCCTCCACCGCCATTATTATCAGTTCCACTGTTTCCACCAGATCCAGACGCCCAAAAAACACCAGTATCACTATAAACATATGATGGTTGACCACTAGTTACAGAGTCAGATCCACCACCAGTAGGACCAGTTCTTATAGAACGCTTAGCTGCTCTCCACTCAACTTTATTACTATTACTTACAGCTTTATATCCAACACCAGCGCCACCGCCTCCACCGCCGCCACCTTTGTCGTCACCATCATTATCTTGATATCCAGAAGCTCCACTTCCGATAGCAACACCACGTATTCTTTTTACTCCATCAGGAATACTCCAGTTTCCAGTATTCCCATTATTAGAAGACTTCTCTATCGTGCCACCTAAAGAATATGTTGCCATTTTAAATCTTAATTAAGTATTCTACTAAGAAAAATGGAGGTGTGACCTCATCTAATTTATATATGGAAGATGTAGTGAGGGTAACAGTAGATTCCAATCCTAATGGGTCGATTTCAACCTGTGGTGCTCCAGTCCCTGCTGTAGAATCAATATCTACTTGATAACCTAAAGTATTTTTTTGTTTGACAGCACTAATGCCACCAGGAAATAAAACCGAGTGTTTATGTTCTGGAGCGAAAGTAGCATTCTCGTTAAACTGAAGATTGATTAAAGAGTTGTTACCTTCGTTCTGAGCAGCTCCATTAGCACCACCAGCACCCTGCCCATTCTCGGTATCATTAACAAAAATACCATCATTCCAAGCAGCTCTGTATCTAAGATATGCTACACCACCTTCATGACCATGTGCCTGCCAATAGTCATTACTCAAAAATGCTCCTAATGTACTACCATCAGAAGTAATTGTTTTGAAAGTTGGGTTGCCAATAAAGGGATATATGCCGTCGTCCACCAATTTAAAACTACCATCATATGTAATAGTAATTTCATCACCCACCAATGTTTGAATAAGAGTTTCTGCTCCTACTCTATAAGATCCAGGATTGCTAGCCTGAGGATTAGCAATTGTTTCATTTAAATAACCACCACTAGATCTACCACCAACAATGTACTTTGATCCTAAGTCTGGCAATTTAAATTGAGTACTACTAATCTCCTCACCTTCTCTAAGAAATTTATTTCTATCACCAATTCCAAGAATTTCCGAAAGAATTGGATATTGGGATGATTGTAAAAGAGATCCATCACACCTCAAAAAACCAGCAGGAACATAGGTCTCAAACAAATTAGCAGTAGGGGAATTATTGATAGATAACTTTCTACTGAAAGGGATTATAGATCCAGAAACGCCGCCGTAATGTGCTCTCAGTTCTGTGTAATGGGCCATTAGTATGCTCGAATAAGATTAGCAATGGTTAGGGAAGGAACTCTTGTAGTAAATGTCATCATCAAAGCATCATTAATAGGTGCTGGGTTAACGTAAGCAGCTGCTTTCACTTGTAAAGTCTCCAAAACTGACATGTCATCTCCATTATATTGAATAGAAATTTCGCCATCATGATCATGTGCTTCGATTATAGTTTTTCCAAGAGTTTCATTTGCTTCAATATTAAAATCGACCCCAGCAGTATCAAATAAGGTATCAGTTGGACCATAATTAGCAGACAAAGGATCTGGAGAATATGATCCTTGATAATTTGGTTGTTCAATAGGAGATGTTTCATCACTCTCAGGAATCAAGTGTCCTGGATAAAAATAACCATCAACCCTAACTTGCTGTAAACGTTCGGCAAATGAACCCGTATACGGTAGTGCAGCAGTTGGACTACCTTCTGTATTAGTTGTTCCAGATTTTAAGTTTTGAGTAGATCCAGTTCCAACAAAACTTTGAACAGCAATACCATGAGAACCAGCATTTGTTCTAAATGGAATATTATTTTTAATCGGCATTCCACCAACCAAGTATCCACAGGCATATCGACCATTTGATTGACCACCAATTACATTTTTCAAAGCATCGGAAGGATTGTTTGTATCACCAATAAAGAAATGAGTTGGTTCACTACACTCAAGGGTAGTTTCTGGAGCACATCCACCAAATATTCCGAAAAATGCTTCCCAACATGGGTTTTCTGCCTCTAAGAATTCACGTGCTTCGAATGTTGGGTTACTGTATATAGTTGGACCCTTTCCAGGTCTAGCATTATTATCATTCCAGTTAACAGTTTCATATACACCTGGATGGTAATGAGTAGGAACGTGATATCTTCCTAGTTTTCTAGCAGCAATATAAACCTCTTTGATGCCAAATCCAGGTAATAGTTGATGTCCAGTAATAGTTCCATCAAACAACGAAGATCCTACACTCAGGATAGTTATAACAATATCATTAGCAGAAGTTCCACTAGCATCAACTAAGGCAGTACCTGGAATTTTAACTTGATCCTGTGGTTTATACCCTTGACCCTTTGCCTTACGAATAACATTCAAACTGGTTCCACCACTACCATCTTCATCTAAAATAACCTGAAAAGTAACACCAGTTCCTGTAACAGCAGCTCCGTTAGATATATTAGTTAGATTTTGAACTGTTCCCTCAGCAATATCAATAGATATTGGTTCAGCAACGCTAGGGGGAGTTCCAGTAAAAGCAATTCCCTGAGCAGTTCCCTCTGGATCTGGAGTATATGTCATCAAAATGTCAGTTATGGCATTTTGAGTATTAGGAGGACCTAAGTCGCCTGGTTCAAAACCAGGAGAAGAAGAACCAATATATTCACCAACAACACTAAGAGCTTCTGGATTGTCAATAACATTCGGCACAAGAGAAGATACCGAGAGCTCTGTATATGTTATTTTACCATCGGGAGTCGTGAATCCATTTGAAGTTGGTGGTGTTGTACCACTACTAAAAGAAGTAGCAGTATCATCGTTCAAACTAACACTATATTTGGTTCCATCATACACAACAACATCTCCAGCACCATACTGAGTATTTGCTGCCCAGTTAGGATAACTAGCAAATTCAGAAATGCCAAAATATTCGTCAGAAATATCTGCTAGAGCTTTGTCATTTGTTGGGGGTAATCTAAATGTTCCTGTGTAGTTTGGGAACACATCATCATTATTCCACTCTCCTCCATATGTATCCCTAAGGATACGTGCCAACAATGGATATTCACTTCCTTGCAATTCTTGTCCATTACATAGTAACCATCCAGAAGGAATATCCGAGACATTGCCTCCCCACGGTTGTACAGAACCGATGGGGAGTGCTTTTTGTGTTTTTACTACGTTGTATCCTGCCATGTGTTGTTTAGATCTCCATTAGCCACCAACCACGGGCACTTGGGGGTGCTCCAGTTGGATTTCCTTCGCCGTCAAACTCGCCAAGATAAATCAGTCCAAAGGAAGCATGTGGTGTTTGTACAACCAATTCTCCTCCATTATAATTTATACCAGTAAGATCTGGGTTATTTCCATTACTGATGTCACCTTGGACAAACACACCGTCAGCTGCTCTACAAATTAGAGATACATTATATGTTAGGTTACCACCAACATCAACAAACCTAATCATATCACCAGATCTGACTGGTTTAGAGATTCCATCAACCGTAACCTGAGTAGGTAACTTCATTGTTAAGTTAGCACCTGGATTGACAAAATAGTTAACATTAGGTTGGCAATCATATGTTTCAAATCCTTCACCAACATACTCCCATCTTCTACCACCAGTAGAGCTGAAGAATGCTTGCTGACCAGCAAAGTTCATCGAACCATCAGATTCAATTTCAAATAGGTCAGAAACATTATTGGTTTCAACATACTTGAAGTTGGTAGTTCCGTTAGCAATACCAGTTGTATTCGTATGAATAGGAGCATCAGATCCAGAAATACCATCAATAGTAGCTTCGTAGATATACTCACCGAAGTAAACTCTATCGCCAAAGTTATATCCAACATTAGGTTGCCATCTTGGTGACAGATCTTGAATACCTACCTTGAAGTTTCCACCCTTAACCTCTAGTTGACCTTCAATTTCATTCTTATTCTTACCAAGAACTTGTAAATTACCATAGGTAATTAGATTTCCAGTGTCTGTATCAAATTCCAGTCTCTTATTGAGAGGATCGTCGGTAGTAATATCAAGATCTCCACCTCTAAGTGTGAGATTTCCACTGAAGGCATCTAAAGTCAACCTATCACAATTAGCACCACCAACTTTCAGATCTCCCTTCATACAAAGGGTTCCAGAAGAAGAATCAATTTCAAATGTAGTGGTAATACCATTATTAATGGTAAGGGTATCAAGACCTTCAGTTAGACTACCATTTAAAGTTAGGGTCTTCTCTATGGTTGTAGTACCAAATATGGTAACGTTACCATTGGTAGAATCAACCGTAAACATCTCAACTGGAGCAGCATCATTACCATCATGAACGACGAACCTCTGTGGAGAAGTTGTATTGATTGCTGTAATTTGAGCAAGTTCAGCGTCGGTGAATCTTAAGATATCTCCAGGTCCAACAGAACCAGAGAAGTCTCCAGTATCTACCAATACATCTGGTGTAGCAGCAGAAGGAACGATTGCTGGCAGAGGATTGACATCAATGAAACTTACATTATCAGCAAGATCATATCTAACGATGAGGGAGTTGTTGGGGTGATCTTCACGGAGGAACTTATAACCAGAACCGTCAACAATCATCGTACCATCTTCATTGAGTTGGTTACGAGCTCTCTTGACTTTGACACGTAAAGGTAGATTACCAATAGCGTTCAAGTTAGTAAGTTCAACAATCTGTAGAAGTTCGCTGTATTGTTCACCGATAGGAGCACTTCCTTGTGTGGACTTACCAGCAGAGAATGCTACCGTAGTAGGAACTGTATTTCCAGCGAGGTTTTTGTTTAATGTAACTACAGTACCAGTTACATTAGTAACTTCAGCATCTCTAGTACCATCAGCGAAGTATACATCATCTTGCTCAATACGAACGAAATATGTATTGTTGGCGAGATCAAATGCCCAAGTTACCGTTGAAGCATCGATGGTATCTTGACCAGCGGTAACAGTTGCTGTGAAACTAGTTGGATCGAATAGAGCACGTCTAGAACGATCAATCAATAAGTAAGATCCGATAGATAGGACATCACTAGTTGTTGCTGTGTTGAATGGGAGGAACCATTCTTCATCGTTGTTAACATCAACCTGACCAGCGTCGGCAACGTCAGCAGCGCCCCAATAATCAGAACCAGTGATAGCGATAAACTTATTAATCTCAACCTTACTGAACAAGTCAACGTTAGCGACATCGATATCACCAACAATGTGAGCTGGAGTGTCAGTAGAGAACGAACCTCTTCTAACCTCAAACTTACCAGAGTTAAGACCACCAGAAAGTGTCACATCGCCACGTAGTAGAGATGCTGCCTTAACAGTGAGACTGTTATTAACTGTAGTAATACCACCTTCAGCACCAATGTTGATAGTAGAGGCAGAATTAGCAAGATCAAGTTTAGAAACATTAAGTGGGAAGATCTCGGCAGAAGCAGTGCTTGCTGTTAGTTTAGCAGTGCTATTGTTGTCGTTAGCACCGATTCTTAGTTCACCATCAATTTCAGTAAATCTGTTATAGATCTTGAAGATAGATCCTTGATCTAAGTTATTAGATTGTGTGGTAAAGGCACCACCGAATCTAATAACAGATACAGCATCGTTTGTTTCTGGAGATCCAATGTTACCCATTCTAATCTTAGAAGAGGTTGCGTTTGGATTATTGTGTACTAAGAATTCACCAACAGAAGAATTAACACCGAATCTTACTGTTTGATTTTCAGCGTTATTAGAGAGGTTGAAGAATTGTGTGGATCCTTCAATGAGGTTATTAGCGAAATCAATTTGAGTAGCGTTAGAGAAGATGTCAGCTGTTGTGACATTTGCTGCCAAGAGACTGAATGAGGTAGCTTCAGTGGAGATAACTCCACCATCTACCTTAAGATTTTTCTCAAGAAGAACATCTTCAGTAATTCTAGCGTCACCACCAACTGTTAATGTGTGGTTGGTTAATCCTTCAGAAACATTAATACCAACTCTACCACCAGCGACAGTTCTTGGAGCACCAACCTGATTAGCAGGTGTATCGCTATGAGGTCCTCTAAATCCATTTGTAGTAGAAACACGTAGAGCAACTACAGCACTATCAGCAACACCATCAGCATTGTTCAGCAGTCCAACAATGAAGGCGCTATTCATAGCAGAATAGATTCTATTGCTGTTTAGAGCATTAGATTCATATTCACCTTCATTCATCAGATAACCACTTACCCAAGTGTTACCCATCACATCTAGGGTAGCATTAGGGTTAGTTGCTTCGCTTACAAATGCCGTGACATGATCATTATGAGCAGATCTAGAAAGAGTGTTAATACCAACTCTAAATCTACCACGATCATCAGTATCAGTTCTGATTGCTTCAGCACCTAAGATACCCCATTCTCTCCACTGAGAATTCTCAACTTCAACAGTAGCTGTTCCATCAACAACAGAGATAGCACTTAGAGCATATCCCACATCAGGAGCAGTGATGGTTAGTGGGGCAGCAAGAACAAACGTATTTCCAGTATGAGAAATTACTTTTCTAATGCCATTGAGATTAGCAAAATCTCCACCAAAATCAGTAATTCTGATGATAGCACCAGTTTCCACCTCATGGAAGTTGGTATTTGCTCCATCAACTAAAGTAAATTGAACTGTGTTTCCACCAGTAGCTCTTACTTCGTCAATGATAGCGTTCTTATTCTCATAGTCATTGGCATAAATCCAACCAAGAGATCCCTTTCTACCAACTTTTTCGCCCTTGAGGAGCATATCCCCAGAGAGTGGTTCTTGTGTTCCATACTGAACTTGGAATCCTAGAGCAGAATTAGTCTGGTTAGGAGTCTTGTTTGTAGGAATCCTGCTGTTCTGATTATCATTATGAGTTCTGATGCTGTAATCTTGACCCTGAAGGACAGTATTTCCCCTAGGATTAAACTTAAATACAGCAGCATAAACATGATTCTGATGGATTACAACATCACCCTGAGAAGGAATAGTGCTTCTTACGAATGTCTGAGAATCTAGAGACTCATCATTTATACCATTAGTTGCTTGAGAATCAACGTTAGAAACTACCGTGAAGGCATTATCTTCATCAGAATCAACGTTGATTGTTACAGGGTTGTTGAACAGAGCATCGCCATCTACCGTGATCTCCTGCTCGAATACAACAGGAAGTTCAAAGGTAGTAACGAGACCGCCGACATCATCATCCTCATCATCAGACTCTAGAAGTTCTGCTTTCTCAAGGAAGGTCTCTTCGCCTGTAATAGCGTTGATCTTCTTGTTACCAATGTAGAGGTCACCATTGGAGTTTAGACCAGTGTAGAAGACGATACCGCCGTCTTCACGCTTTGCCTGAGCATAGAAGTCTTGGATGTCTTCCAGGACAACTTCCTGACGGAGTGGGAAACCAGTAGAGTAGTTACCAGGACCGAAACCAAGGTATTCAAACGTGTGGTTACCAGATCTAGCAATAGAAGGACGACGTAGCTCGACGTATAGTCTTTGCTCAGTTGGATATGGAGAGTCACCAGCAATAGGAATTAGGCGATCCTCAGAACCAGAGGTAGCATTACCTTCTTGTGCCTGAATTCTGTTGTCAAGTGTCTTTCCAGTAGGACCAGAAGTTGTATTCGTGTAAGAATATCTGTTTAGAGCAGGGTTCTTGACAAGATCTACGATAACTTCTTTGGTTGTGCTGTTCTTGTAATCGTTTGTAGTAACAAGACCATGGATAAAGTTGTCAGCAGCACAAATAGTAGCTGGAGGATCAGTGTACTCAAGATCCAATTGCTTGAACCACAGAGGATCGTTCTTGTAGTTGATTGGATAGAGTTGAGAAATAGGTTGGGAGAACTTGAAGTTTCTAAAGTTCGTACCAACACCAGCACCAGTAGGATAAGGAGAAACGTTACCCTTAACACATGTCAGGTAGTAAATACCTTCTTGCTGGTTAGGAATACGACGTTTGATCTCTTCAACATCAAAGATGTAGAAAGTATCTTCAATCTCACCGATGTCTTCGACAGAAACAATTTCATAACCATTGTTAGCGTCGTCAGTAATAACGTCACCAGGGGTCATGGTGAAAACATTAGTCTCCTTGTCGCTGTAGAGATAATCTTGCTTGAGAGACTTCGCTAAAGCATAGTCTGGGGATCCAATACTATCTTGCTTGGCAAGAAGTTTGGCGTAAATGTTAACGGCATTACCATTAGCATCCAATACTGGATCATTATCAGCATCTAGTACTGGTTGGAATAAAGTAGTAGCAACGATTGGGTTATACTCAACCGTCTCTCTTTCTTCATTATTTTCTTCTAGTTCTTTGAGGACTAGGTAATGCTCATCGGTTCCATCAACATTGAAATAAGCCTGGACATAACCAGAACCACTAGCAAATCCATTCCAGAAGATTTTGTTAATCTCACCAGTCTTAGAACCATCATTGTTCTGTGTAGCATTGGTTCTAAAAGTACCGCCTTGTGGAGCTTCAATCTTGACAGTAATGAACTGTTCATTTCTGATAGCATCATCAGTGATTGTATGGTCAAATACAGTTAGTTCTAGTCTTCCAGTATTTGTACCACTTTCAATGGTTCTGGCGGATTGAATACTGAAAGCAACTCCAGATTCCGTTTGAGAAGATGGAATAATCTTTACAGAGTCAGACTTGTATGGATCATATACAAAGTTTAGATCTAGATCAGCAGCTGGGAGTCCAAGTTGTTGTGGTTGAGCGACACCATCGACATCAATGAAGAATTGAGCACGTTCTGGTGATCCACTAGAAATTGGTTTAAGTACAATCTTCTGTGGTACTAATCTTCTTGTAGTATCAGTTCTTGCCTTAAGAACGAAACCATTGAGAGGATCACGTACACCATCAGCAAACTTAGGAATAACATAACGTAAGCGATAGATTCTATCAAGAGCACCTCTGTCGTCCTCAAGTCTTTCGTATGTTGTATTCTTAGAGCGAGCATCCTTGAGGTCATCTCCAATCTGATTCATTCTAGCAATGATATTGACCGCTGGATCATAAGCATCCGTAGTTTGAATGAACCACTGACCAGTTGTCGTCTCTTGATTATCTGGTAGTAGATCGCTATCATCTCTAGTAGGATCAAATCTTACAGGAGACTCACGCTTATTAGCGAATACAAAGAAGTTCTTTCCAATTGGAGCGGAAGAAGTTCCAATGTTAAAAGTAATCTTCGGAGTACCAGCAACAGCATGAGAAGCTTCTTCATAAACAGAGAATCTCTTCTCAGTTTCATATCTAGCATAGTAAATCTTGTTTGGATTTACAGTATCTCCACTGGGAAGTTCTGGTAAAGTAGAGTCATCACCAAATGTTCTGAAGAAGATTTCCTGAACATGATCAGTTGTTCCAGGAACGTCAAAAACGTGAGGAACATCTGTAACGATTGTCTGAGCTTGACCAGATTCGAAATTACACTCATATTGATGTAGTCTGTAAGAATCGTCAAGAACATATTGATATAGATCGATCTCTACGTTATAGTCTACAGACTCAGTTTCAGGAGAGTACATGTAGATACCAGCAGAAGCGTTCTCCCTAGTTGTGGCAAGCATCAACTTGGTTGTCTGCTGATTAGTAAATGTATTTGGATAAGTTGCTCCATCAGCATAGTTTTCTGGTTGAGTTGTTCTACCAGGAGCAATTACGTAGTAGATAGTGTTAGTATCAAATCCTTTAGGAAGTCTAACAATACGCTTATCGATGGTACTAGAATCAACACCATCTCTCAATCTAGGAACAAGTCTTACAGGAGTTCCAGTCTCAAAATAGTGGGGATTCGATGTAGCACCACCAGTATCAATACTGAATAGAGTTGCTCTAGCAGCAAGATTTGCTGTATCGATTGTTGGTTCAATTCTAGTAGCAATAGTGAAGTCGGGTTCAATATCAGGGATAGCAACAGGAGTTAGAATGCTACCAGGGAAATCGTCAGTACCAATAGCCTGAGTAACATAGCTAGTGAATGTGGTGATAGTAGAAGCAATATCAGCACAGTCATTATCAAAATCATAAACTCCTGGTTGACCAGAAGCATCTCCCAGTACTCTATTATCAAAGAATTGAGTATATCCGTGGTTGCCAGTAGTAACATACCTACTGTCATTTCTCATTGCTATGATAGCAAGATCTCTAGCCTCTGTATAGAGAATAAGTAACTCATCTCTATCACCAGAAATTGCTCCAGGATTCTGTACATACTCTAGAGCATGATCATATACTCTATTAGTAGAAGCATCGCCATCAGCAGTACCAAACTTAATGTTATATGCTACCGATTCAATGAAGTTAAGAATCTTAGATATCCAATTAGAAGAACCTAACGAAGGAACAAAAGAGGGATCTGTGCTGACATCAGCCAACATATTTGAATATGCTTCATTAGCAATCCAATCTTTGTTAGCTAGCAATAGATTATAAGCATCAACTTCTGTGCCACCGAGAGGTGTTAATCCATTGTTAAGGATCAAGAAGAATTGACCGAAATAGTTTTCAGCAATAGTGGTAGCAATACCAGAACATTCTGGATATGTGCCATGTCCAGAAGGAATTACCCATGCCGTAGTATCTTGGAGTACATCACTATCTCTAACAGGAGCGATATCAGTAAATGCTCCGACCAAAATATCTGGATCGTCAGTAGCATCAGCTGTTTGAGGGAACTCAAAGTGTAGATATGCTCCAGCATTGCTATTTCCAGTTGGAAGTGCCTCTGCTCCAAGATCTACCTCAAGAATTCCATCAGAATTTACAGATAGAGTTGGTGCTACGGTTCCAATCTCAATACGCTCGGAGTCAACAATTCTCCTTACATATTTGGTTCCACCTAGTACATCAGAACCAGAAGAGAATGTAGCGATATCACGACGTAATCTACCATTTACAAAATTATATGGATTGTCACCATTTGCTTGGTCGGTATAATCCATATGACGTACTGTCATACCAACCAAAATACCAGAAGTATCGCCAATATCAATAATTGAACTATTTTGGTCAATTACAGGATTGACAATGAGAATATCAAAGTTTCTCATTGCAGCAATACAGAGGTTCTTTACGTACTCGTATGCTTCAATAGATTCGTTGAATTCAGTATCAATATAAGACAGTGTGCCACCAACATAATATCCTTCAGCAGCTTTGATCATGTTGATGTTGCCACCAACTCTCAAATCTTGAATTACAGCATCTACAACATATCCAATGTCTCTTTCACATTTTTCGATCGTGATAGTTTCACGGGTTTGTAGTTCTGGATACTTGGTGATAATGTAATTGTATGCCTCTCTTTGGATAAATGCTTTGTTTGCTTCAATGAGGTTGGAAGCATCTTGAGCATTATTGTTAATGTTGACTCCATCAGGATTTAGAGTTTCAATAGCAGCAGAATATCTCTTGAATCCAGTTGGGGAAAGAGTTTCTTCAAAGATAGCATTGCCACCACCAACTTTAGGTAGTTTTAGATAGATTTTGTCATCCGTCTTGGAACCAAGTCTAAAACCATCAATCGATGTGGCAGGTTTGGTAAATGGTGAATATACATCATCACCAGAATAATATAGTTTTGTTTGGTTTCCAGCAACCTTAGTAGCTTGATTAGATAGTGGGAAATATTTTAGTGTCTTAATGTTGAAAGCATCTGTTTCAACTGCTTTGACAGGAACAATATCCGTGATATAACCACCCTTGTCTTGGTTAAAAGCAAATCCCTTATAACCAATAGAGTGTAGAGATGTGTTACCGAAGTTGGAGTTCGAGTTGGTGATCGACATGTCACCACCACTTTCCATCAGGAAGTGATCGAAGAAACCAACAGCAAAGACCGAAACACACTGGATGAAGGAGTCATCAGAAGCACGGATGTGGAAGTTTCTCCAGTCATCTTTCCAATAAGCATCACCCTTGGTGTGATAAGCAGT